TCCTTTGAGTAAACTGCAAAGTTCATATGTCTTGTTAAATAATGATTTATAAATTTAATGTTTTCTTATTATATCACTACTGTCAACTAGGTTCCTTCCCAAGGAAATCCATCTTTCTCTGTAGGCACTAATTTTTCTTGTAGCTCTGCCTTTACTGTATCTTCACACTCTTGAACATTCATTGTACTGGGATTTATTATGGATTCAAGATTTATTCTTTCTAGACACCAACTCATCACCTTTGCTTCTGACAAACCTTCATAAGGTTCTAAGTCGTGTGGTTTCTCAAAATAACAAGTCGCATTCATCATTGCAGATAAACCACCCTTAGATGCGGTTACACTTAACAAAGCATATTTTATAAACCCATCTGATAAGTCACGGGTTAATTTTTCTATTTTCCAAGTAATTATCATTTTTATGACTTAATAATCCAATTGACGTAGATATTTATAGGTCTTATCTCATTGTTAGTTACGTGACCACTTACATTTGCGTGGTTAGTTCCCCAAGAATTTGTAATAATTTCGTGAGATGATGCTCTTGTACCACCATAACTGTGTCCAGACTTTGAAAAAGCACCAGTATTATTATTGTTAGTGTTGAAACCGTGGTTATTTGTTCCATTACTATTATTACCGTGACTGTGTTGAAGAAGACCATAATCTTGCTTTGTACCTACATTATCTCCTCCGTTTCCATCTCCTCTATCAGTTCTTGTACTTCTATCAGGGTCATTTGCTGAACCATTAGCACGACCTCTTAAAAACTGACCACGATAATCTGGTAAATTAAAATTGGCACTTCCATCACCAGCACCATACATCACACCAATAAGACTGAATAAATCTGAGTATGTTGATCTACTAATTGCTTGTCCATGACACAGAATAAATCCAGTTGGTGCACTTTCAACTGGCCAAGCCATAATCGCACCTGTTGGAACAGCAACAACACCTGTCAATCCACTTCCATCACCAGTAACAGCAGTAGCAGCAAGTGTTCCAGTTACAGTCACACCCGTATTTGATGTTGTCAATTTTGCAGTGTTGTCGTAGAAGAGTTTTGTTGCTCCGTTTAAATTACCTTCAAGATAAGTTTCATAACTGCCACCAACACCATTTGCACCATTAATTTTTACTTGTCCACCATTAGTTATGCCAAAGAAACCGATTCTTTGACCATTATCTCCTCTTTTAAAATCAAGATTACATTCATAAGCATTACCATAGAAATGTGTGGCATTACTAAATGTTTCTAAAGTTTTTGCGTTATTATAATATAACTCTACTGCTCCATCATTTTTAAATAAAGCTTTTGTTTCTGTACTATTACCTGATTGTATTCTTACTTCACTACCTTTAAGAATTAAATCACCAGTACCATTATCTCTAACATAACTATTTGATCCATCATGATAAATTTCTAAATCCTGAGAATCTCCCAACTGAATTTTCTTAGAGTCAGGTAATCTTACACCCTCTCTTGCAGTTACTATTCCAATTGAATCTATACTTGTAACATCTTCATAAGTAAGTGTTCCACCAATTGATACATTACCTGAAAAACTTCCTGTTGTTCCTGAAATAGTTGTGCCTGAAAATGACCCTCCAGTAAATGATGTCGCTGTTACAACACCTGTTGCTCCTAATTTTGCATTTGAACCAACATTCAAAAAAGGAACAGATGTATCCAAAACTGTTGCTGTAACAACACCAGTTACTTGTAATCCATTCGGAAACTGGGGAGCACTTATACCGTCCTCTGCTTTAAATGTATCAACTCTAATCTCTGACATTGCTAATTAATTCTTTTTCTTTGTTTATTTATATTTAATCATCAAACAAATTTAAAACATCCATAATAAATGTTGTCCCTGCTCCAATATGAAGCGTTGACCCAGAACCCACGACAATTTTGCTCAATCTAGAAAATGCAATATTTCCACATCCTGCATCAGATTGAACTGTAACGGAAGAACCTGCACCCATATTAAATGTATTATGAGTTTTAAATATATCACTCAAGACTGATGTTTTATCGGAACTAAGTGCTGTTGCAAATCCACTTACACCTGTCAGTTCAGAACCATCACCTTTAAATTGTGATGCTGTTATTATTCCAGATGCATTAATCTGATTTATCTCAAATCCAGCAGAGTGTAAATTTTGAGTATGAAATTGTAAACCTTGTGTATGTCCTAGAGTTAGTGCTGTTCCAACTTTAATTACATTGTTATCACCTTCGATTGTTGTAGAACTTGAACCAAAAGTTACAACACCAACAAATGTTGCTTGTCCATTTGATTCAATTGTAACACCAGATCCTACATTAACAGTGTCAAATGTTGATATACCAGTATGAACTGCTCCAGATGCTTGTGCTTGTACTTTTACATTACCTGCAGAATCTTTCAACGCAGTCGCATCAATACCACTTAGTAAAGATCCATCACCTCTTAATAAGTCACCGTTTTGAAGTGTAACATTTCCTGTCCTACCATAAAATCCAGTAACTGCACTTGTTGATGCACCAGCAAACCCAATGTGTCTGACTTGTATAGCAACACCATTTGCTGGTGCTGCTGAAAAAGTTAATTCACTTTCAATTAAAGAGTATGCTGTTATATGTTGGGTAACACCATCAAGTGTAACATCAAGATCATTAATACTTGGAGGTACTCTAGATAATATAAAACTTGTTGTTGAACCATCACCAGTAAATGCATCAACTTTATTATCAGAGATATCAAAGGTTTCGTGTGCCTCACCTATTAAACTTCCCCAGAAAATATCGCTGGATGTCGGTGCTGTTTTAAATAAAATATTTCTATTTTGAATCGCATATCCCTCTGTAAAAGAGGCATCATTTTTGTTAGGTCTTTGTATTACATTATTAATTGCAACTTGTAACTGTGTAGCATCTGATATACGAGCAGAACTACCACTACTATGAGTGATTTTAAATTTTGTATTCGTCCCATCAAACGCAGCAGTTAAAGTATGAGATGTGCCAGATCCAACTGAACTTAAATTTATAGCATTACTATTAATCGCATTGGTTGATGAATTTGCTAATTTAATTGTGTGATTTGTATTAAAAATTACATAGTACGCTGTGCCACTTGTAAGTCCTCCAATATTTCCACCACCACCATTGTTGTAAGTTACTCTCTGTCCTTGTACAAAACGATGATTAGTTATCCTTATAGTTTCATCAGCAGTCGATATCACAGCAGATGCAGATCCATCAAAAGTCGCAGTATAAGACGAGATATCATCTAATACTTTAAAATTACTTGTGTGATCACCTACAACGTGACTATTACCAATATATGGCATCTCTTATAAACTTTTATCTTTATTTATCATACCAGCGATTGATATTGATCAAAGTTCACCCAACCAGTAGCAATATACTTAACTTGAGTTGGTGATGCAATACCATGATGACTGTGAGTAAAATATGCTGGCCAGATATACAAATCTCCTGCTCTTGCCTTCAAAGTTAAATTATGTCTTGGAAAACGAGTTCCACCTTTATCAGTAACATCATTTAAATAAAACATCCATGCTAAAACTCTTGAAATAGAATCTATGTTCATACCGTGCTCGTTATGCTCAGTAAGGTATCCACCTGTTGGATAGTATTTTTGAATATTAGCTCTTTTAAAAATTGAATAATGTGGAAGATGTTTTGTGTAAGGATATAATTTTTGATATTCTAATAAATTTTGACCTAAAATAATTTCGATTGTTGTAAATAATGGATTAGATGGAAGATGCATATCCAAATTCATTTCTATACTATTTTTATGATCTCTTGCAATTACAATTTCACCATCCAACGCTATATTACCAGAAACTTGTTTGGATGGATTACTCTCAAAATAATTAATTAACTCATCGCAAAAAAATTTAGATAGAGCTTTTTTCTTTTGGTAAATATGTGAGGAATCATTCATATTATTATACCTTTTTCTGGAAAATAAAGATAATCAATATCACTGTTATGAAATGTATTTAATGCATCATCAACTGTTTCTACAATTGTATCACCTGCGAGGTTAAATGATGTATTGAGAAGAATAGGGACTTGAGTTAATTTATAAAACTCTTTTATTAAATTATAATAATTTTGATTGAAAGATTTTTTGAGGGTTTGCACTCGACAAGTATTATCAACGTGACATACTGCAGGAATTTTGTCAGATAAAACTTTTAAATTATAGAGCATATAAGGTGATTCATTTATAAAACTCATATCAAACCATTTAGATGCTTGTTCATATAATACAGTTCCAGCAAGAGGTCTATAATTTTCCCTACCTTTTAAATTATTAATTTTTTTTCTACCATCTGGATCTCTTGGGTCATATAATATTGAGCGATTTCCTAGTGCTCTTGGACCACATTCTGATCTTCCTTGAAATATAGCAACAACTTTTTTTTGTGCTAAAAGTTTAGCAACACCTTTAACATCAATTTTATTTCCTTCAACTTTAATATCTCTCTTGACTCCTAGATACAAATCTTTTAAAGGTTTTATTTTTTTACTTTTAGTTTTTTCATACCACTTATATTTTGCAAGTCCAACCGCAACACCATTGTCTCCACATATTGGTTCAATAAAAAATTTTATTTTTGGTGATATGTTTTTTCTAAGATAACTATTTGAAGTACAATTAAGAAAATATCCACCAGACAAACAAATATTTGTGCAGTTTGATAATTCAACAGATTGAACAATTAATTGTCGCACCCAATTTTCACAATATCTTTGTAACCATTTACAAAAATTTGCCTTTTCTTGGAAACTATTAAATTCTTTTATTAATTTTATGTCTCTCAAATCCTGATTATTAATTATGAATAGTTCATCTGATGATAAATCTAAATCTCTATCTGAATATGCAGACATCGCCATGAGTTTACCAGCATCATACCATTTCATACCCCAACTCTCACAAGTTTTTTGAAACATTAATGCAGGACTTATGATATTAAAAACTTGTGTCTTATTATCTAAGACAACATCACACTCAAAAGGAGTAGATACAATTCGGTGTATTAATTCAAACTTTGTTGGGTAACTTAATTTGTAGATACTAATACATTCTCTACCATATGAACCTTTTATGAATCGTGGAGATTCTAAAGACACCTCAGATCCCATACCATCTATAATCAGACATACTGCTTCTTTAAAACCAGAATCATAAAATGCATGAGAAGCGTGGTAAAGATGATGGTTTGAATTGATATCTAATGATGCTAAAGCAGATTTATTAATATCACCACAATTCGTCTTAGAAAATTCATCAATACAAACCTGAGACATAACATCATGTTTGATATGTGAATATCTTTCAGATTCCATCAATAATTTTAATTCTCCATCTTTTACAGATGCGATAGAGGCATCGTGCCAAGTACCTGTAGCTACTTCATAAGTCATTTAAATCACCAACCATTATATTAACAACAGATCTTACTTTACCCATTGGACATTTACCAGCAGAATGATATCTTCTTGAATCAAACATCACACAACGTCCTCTTTTACTTTCTATTTTTTTTGCAATAGTAAAATTATTTCTTATTTTACCATTATAAAATTCCTTACCTATAAGAGTGTGTGAATTTGGAACATCATTTACATAGTAAACGAATGACCACATTTTTTGTGTAGAATCAATATGTGGTGCTAATTTTTTCCACGTTCTTTGATGACCAGTATTTAAATTTACTTTTACTCTAAAAAAATCATATCTTTTATGTTTTTCTTCATCATATGGTGTATCATAATTATAATCTCCAAAAAAATTAGAAATAGATTCATTAAACAATTTTATCACAGGTTTAAACCAATCTGATTCCCTATCGAATTCTTCATCAGGACTCTGAGCTGCTTTACCAAGACCACGATAATACAACATATGAGTGAATTGATATTGATCAAAAATACTACGATTACTTATAACTCTTACATTACCCTTGTACTGTTCAGAAGTTGATGAGTTGTAAAAGTATGGAAAATCTACATTGACTGTAAAAAGATCTTCAAGAATTTCTTGAGATTTTAAAGGCAAGAAATCATCGACCACATAGATTCCCTTCTCATCATAAAACATTTTATTTTTATTATATTACATCAACTAATCTTTGTCAATTATTTTGAAGTAAGTCCCCAACCTGTATTATTATCTGCCTGATAGTTAGACTCATTCCAATAATAAAATATACCTGCATCATCTTGAGCGGTTGTAACACCAGGATTTGCAACAGGAGATGAGTAGATTCCTGTATTTGTATTAAGAATCCAAGAACTACAAGCAATTCCCACTATATCAACTGGCATAGGTTCTTTAAATATATTTAAAGTTGGATCATAAATTTTTCCAAGATCACCTGTGCTCTCTGACAAATGATAATCAAGCCAATTGCCACCGTACATATATTCAGCCTCACCTATCTGGTCAAATTCATTGACCATGACAACTTTATTTTGTAAGTTAACTTTAGAAAATGTATTCATTTTAGACTTGGTACCTGATTACAACTAATCCTTTTCCACCTGGTGATCCATCATCTCTACCACCAGGAGTTGGGTTTCCTGTACCTCCAGCACCACCACCACCATTAGCAGCACCTGGATTAGGACCACTATTAGAAGAATGACCTTGTCCTCCACCACCAGTTCCTCCAGATATTGGACTAGGACCACCTCCTTGACGACCACCAGATCCTCCTGCACCGTAATATCGAGAGAAAGGATTTAAACCAGGATATCCTATTGTAGGTGCTGCCCAATCTGAAGGCAACTGAACACCTGGACCACCTTGACCAGGACCACCACTACTACCGTTTTGACCTGCACCTCCAGCACCACCGCCACCAGCACCTCTATATTCTGGAGTTGGTGGAGAGTCACCACCTGGGTTTCCGTATTGACTTAAAGGACCTGAGTTAAAACTTCCGTTTGCAGAAGGTTGAGTTCCATTTGCACCTGGTGAGAAAGGAGATCCACCTGATCCTGCACCACCTCCAGAACCACCACAATCTTGATTACCTGCGTTAGGACCTGATCCACCTCCACCGCCACCTATAGCTGTAATTTTTATAGCGTTAGGAGAGGATGCACCAAAAACGCTATCACCACCATTATTACCAGAAATACCACCATATGGAGCATTTTTTGAACGACAAGTTGGATTATTACTTTCAGTACCAGGTGCATTACCACCTGCTCCACCATTACCCACAGTAATATTATAAGTTCCAGGAGTTACTGGTATGGTTGCACCGTTTGTGAGAGCGACTCCACCGCCTCCACCTCCAGCACCACCATCAGTACCACCATTATTGTTTGCACCACCGCCACCGCCACCACCGACGACTAAAACTTGAACATTGCCAGCAGCACCAGAAAAAGTAATAGAACCTGAGTTTGTAAATGTATGATACTTATACCCATTACCTGGTTCTATTCCGTTTGCTTGGTTTCCACCATCACCAGACAAAGGAGGTTCATAAACTGAAGCCCATGTAGTACCATTATATATTTGTAAAGTACCAGAAGAAGTATTGAAAACCAATTGTCCAGCTTGAGGATTTGATATGGCATCTCTCTGAGATGTTGTAACTTTTGTGACACCAACTCCACCATCACCTTTGGCGAAACTTGATTGTGCAGCTCCTACAAATATTGGCATTTCAATTAACCTCCGTCAGATTAAACTTATACTTTTTGCCACTGCGATTATTTATGAGGAATAAATCGCTTTCCCCTTCTTGAATCGTATAGTCACCCCAAGTTCCGTCCACATCATTTTTTGAACCTTTGTTAGAGCAATGTAAGTCAGCAGAATATATATTTTTCCATCTTAATGATGATGATCCTAAGTTCTGTGCATTGTCGGAACCTGGTAACACTTGACTAGCATCATCAATTTTAAATTTTGCATTACCACCCTGCGAATAAGTTAAAGTATCATTATTATGATTAAACGCAAGCATTCCAGCATAATTTCCTGCTGCTGCTCCAGCAGCATCACCAAATGTAAGACCAGTTGTGCTTGAAGTATTCCCTGCAATTATTGAAATATAATTATTAGTTTGTCCTGTTGGAGGTTGGAATGTTGCAGATCTTGTTGGATATGGAGTTACATTTCCACCAGTTATTATCTGTCCAGTTGAGTTGATGCGGAATCTTTCACCACCCTCAGTTGTAACTTTGAAATGTCCGTCTGATCCTGTATCTACAACTTCTGCTTCTGTATTCCCTTCAAATATTTTATCTGCTGCTATTCCTGTTAAGTTAGAACCATCTATTGCTGGCAATGCACCAGTTAATTGACCTGAAGGTATACTCGTGAGTGATGCACCACTACCACTGAATGTAGTTGCAGTACATATACCTGTAATAACTGCTCCAGTCGCAGTAGTTTCGATCTTCTTCCCATCATTGAAGTAC